TGGCCGTCGTGCAGCGTCTTGAGGCGGGCTCCGTCCCCTTGGAGGACTCCCTGGCGCTGTGGGAGCGCGGCGAGGCCCTGGCCCAGCGCTGCCAGACCTGGCTCGATGAGGCCCGCGCCCGCCTGGCCGCGGTCGCGCAGGAGGACCCTGAGGACTGATGGGACCTGGGGCTGACAGGGCATGACCCGCCCGGGTCAGCAGGTCCAGGCCGCGCGCGGGCCCGGTGGAAACCACGATGGATGGCGAATCTGCCATGAAACTCCCTCTGTGCGAAGCGCAGCGCCGCCTGCACGGCACCGTGTGACGGAATGACGGAATCGGGCCGCTGCCACGGCACGGCCCCCATCGGAAAAAGCATCAGGGGAAGGCCCGAACGCTTTCAGGTCTTCCCCTAATTGTGGGACAGGGGCCACAAGGAGCCCCGAACGGGATAGTTTTACTGGATTTTTCGAAACCCGTTTGTCGCTTCTAGTAAATGACGTAACTCTTGCAGCACCCGATGCGTGTCGTGATAAGCGCCGCCGTCCTGCATGCGCAAGAAATTCCCGGCAATGACGCGGCATCCGGCGTGACGCAGCGTATCGGGATCATGCGTGACCTGTCGCCAGCTTTCACCATTGGGCTGATTGCCCAGGTAATCGGACGGAACTTCGCCGATATTCACCAATACCGTATCGATGAACGGACGCTTCAAATGTTCATGCAACACATTAACATGATCGGCGTCGGTAAAATTCTCAGTCTCGCCCAACTGGGTCATTATGTTACATATATAGACCACCTCGGCCGTCGTACGGCAGATGGCCTCGCCAATCTCTTCCACCAACAGATTGGGCAGGATGCTCGTATATAGACTGCCCGGCCCCAGCACCACCAGGTCGGCATTCAGGATGGCCTCCGCCACCTGGGGCGAAGCGTGGCGGGCGGGTTCGCCCTGCATGGTGGTCAGCGCCACCTGGCGGATGGGCTTGCGGCACAGCCCGACCTTCGATTCGCCACTGACGCGGCTGCCGTCGGCGAAGGTGGCGGGTTGCTTGTCGCCGGCCACGTTCAGCGGCGCGACCACGCCTTCATTGAACTTGGCGCACTCTTCCAGCACGGCCTGGGCGGTTTCCAGCACCGCCTGCTCATGCAGGCGAGCGTCAGCGTTGAGCACGAACCCGGTTAGGGTGTCGATGGGGTCGTCGGTGGTGCGGTAGCCGCTGCGGCTGGGCAGACAGCGGGTAAGAATGGTGTGGATGTCGTCGATCTTGCGCGCTAAGTCTTCTTGGCGGTCTTGGGGGAGTCCCATAAAAATTCCTTCCTGTTGTGGGGCGGCGGTTGAGTAGGCGTAACCCTTGGGCGGGATGAGCGTTGCTAGCTGTTCGAGGCCGAGCCAGTAGCCATATGGCCAGAAACCGGAGTCGGCAACCCATACGCAGGGGGCGCCGTTCTCGTCTTCCCCGGTACCCATGATGGCGATGTAATGGAATACGGTGCCGCCGGAGTATGCGGGGGAGATCGACCCGTTCACCCCACGCGGGTAGTTGTCTGGCGGGGCGACGATGTTAGCGATAACGCCGTGCCCCGCGGCAATACTGGCCGTGATATCGTCCCATAGCAGTTCAGTCTGGGTTGGGGTTGGCGGGTCGTTCGGCATCACCCGATACTCGTACAGGGCACCGGGGATATACCGGTTGAGCACCGGGGGCATGTGGTCGATGCTGCTAGTGCCCTCGTCGGTTGTTCCCAGCTCAACAGCGAGCGCGAATTCGTCGATGAGTTTGCCGGTTGCCGCCCGGATCACGGTTTGACATGATGCCGGCCCGCAGAAATATCCGGTGTCTTGGGTTACTTGATCGCGTGAATACGGCAGTATTTTCTCTGCCATAGGGGTCTCCTTCCTGAAGATGCGTAGGGCTAGCCGGTAGCGGCGCTCACGGTCGTCAAGCCCGTTGGTCCCGCCGTTGATGCGGCGGGTCACACCGATGATGTCGCCGTCATCGGCTAGCTGGTTGATGTCGGGGCGGGCAACTGTCCAGTAGTAGGATGCGGACAGCCATCCCCAGCGGGGCGTGGCCACCAGCTCCGGCTGGCGTACAAACACCTCCGGGTCCCCCACCAGCCCCTGGGCGTGACACCAGTCGCCAAAAGCGCGGAAATTGTTTTTGCCTGTCAGCTGGATGGGGCCCGCGCCACGCCACTGCTCCCCCTCCCCCGGCCCATGCCCCAGATCAGTACGACCCCGCAAATAATAACCCGGGTCTATTTCCCGGAAATAGCGTAGGCCTGCGGATTCATGACCTACCTGAGCCAGAAACATTGCCTGGCGCAACGCAGTTGTGCACTGGGCGCGTTGCATAGCCTCATTTGCCGCCGCCACGTGTTGGCTGTAGTCGATATCGCCACCCATGATCGCGGCAAGCTGGGCGGTAGTGACCATAGTTCCCTCCTTCCATGAAGAAACCCCAACACCGCGATGGGTTGCTGGGGTTGAAGATTTTAAATAGTGGGATCAGATAGCTGAATTGTAAACCGCTGTCGCATACCCCACTGTGGAATCCGATTGGGAAAACTGCACATAAACGTCACCGTTAGGAGAAATCGACATCCAGCCTGGATATGCAAGCTTCGTGGGGGTATACACCGCGATATAGCAGGCATTTGATGGGCGGAAAGCATAAGGGAGCGTGCCCTGGGAGCCCGAAGAATTTATATTCACATATAGGAATACGATCCTGCCTATTTTTTTGGCAGTCGAGTTATTTCGTAATACGCTTTCGTTTTCTATTCGGCCCAGTTTCTCCAGCTCAGTGTCCACATAGCCCTTGGTAGCAGCCTGGTCCCTATAGCTCGGGTCTGCTACTGTGACATGACCCCAGGGGTCGCGGACAACGAGGGTATTACCCCCCGTAGTATCTGTGATTTCCGGCAGATCAGTGATATCGGCCTTTGTGTGCGTGTGTCTGGCTGCCGCTTTGCCGGCTAGCGCTGTGTCCAGGCCGGTGATTTGGCTGGTTGTGTGGGTGTGTGACGCTGGTGCTTTGCCTGCCAGCGCTGTATCTAGTCCTTGGACTTGACCAGTAGTGTGGCTGTGCCGGCTGATTCTTGCATCCACGTATCCTTTATGCACTGCAGCGGCGTCGTTGCGGATAGCGTCGTCAGCTATGGTCAGCACTCCGTTCGATTGGGTTTTGACGAACCCCTGGGTTTGGGCAGCTACGCTGTACCCGTTGACGCCGGCTGTGACGATGCGTGGGCTGTCGGCGGTGCCGGTGAGGTCGCCTGCCAGTTGGATTTTTCCTTGCACCGTGGCGGTAGCGGGGGGCACGCCACTGGCGGCGTGGTCTGCAGATTCTTTAGCTGCCGCGGCTGCCTGCGCTGCTTGGGTGGCTGATTGCTCGGCTTTCGCTACGGCGGCTTTCGCGGCGTCCCCGGCAGCAATCATCTTCTGGTACAGCTCGACAACCCGGTCACGCTCGTCTGGGGTAAGGTCGCGGCCATTGTCCAGCGCCTCGGCAAACGTCGCGGTACCAAGACGGATAGCGATGTGAATGGGCTCGCCCAAAGTGCCGCTGTAATCAGGGATACACACGGCAGCGCCAAGCTCGATATCGGCGGTGAATTTACCGCCGGTGACGGGAACGATAGCGGGAGCAGGGAGAATAACCGTACCGGCGCTGGTGCGGGCTTCGGGGGCATGGATTTGCAGGGCAGTGACGGTAGCAGGCTGGTTAGTTATTAGCCGCAGGTCACCGGTGATAGTGGGCATGGTGGGGCCTCCTAAGGGCAGTGGCGGTGGTTAGGTGCTGGGCAGGATGATAACCGTCGCGGACTTATAGGTTTGGAAAATTCCGCCAGTAGCGGACTCGTGGTAGCGGTTACCAGCAGTGATATCGGCGCAGGAGACGTCTGTGGCACCCTGGGTGGAAACCGCAATCATAAGGATCGAGCCAGTCCAGTCACCCTTGGCCTCGAATCTGGCGCCAGATCGAACCTGCAGCCCAGCACTGAACCACTTGAGGGTGCCCCATGCTTCGCCGTTGTTGATCCTGCCGGATGAGCCGGTGAAAATATTGGCGCCACCGGTGTCGATATGCAGGATGCGGGGCATGCCCTGCACTGTGGTTTGTAGTGCTTCGATTGCTTTCCGATCAGCAGCGCGGGCGGCTTGGTCCGCTTCTTTGGCTTTTTCGTCGGCGATGCGTGCGGCAGCATCGGCTTCCTTCGCTTTATTGCCAGCGTCGTCAGCGGCGGCAGCTGCTGAGGTCGCTTTAGTGTTTGCAGCAGCAGCCGCCGTGGTGGCGGTGCTGGCGGTGGTTGCCGCGGTTTCGGCGGTTTTGGTTGTAGCCAAGCGCCGCCGGCGTTCCTGTTCTATTTGGCCGAGGATGGCGTCATTGTGGGATCGGAGGCTATCAGCATCAGCGATTATTTGGCCGCCGACGTGCACCCGCCAGCCCACCGCGGCAGCATCACCACTGGTCATGTCTATAGCAGTTACCGGCAGTGTGAGGGTTTTCCCCCAGATCAGCACGTCAACGAGGCTAGCAGTGTCGAAGTCAACACCTGGGCGGAACTTGCCTAGGCCGCGGCCGATTATGTCACGCTCAAAAAACACCGCGCCCTCGACCCGGCTCTGGGCGGCGTCGACAATGGACTCCAAGTTGGATTGCTGGGCGTTGAGATCGACGCGGGCATCAGCTCGAACAAAACCGATATCGAACCGCCCCGTGGGGCGCTGATCTGGGCGGTAAATGTACCCCTCTTGCAGCCGATCGTCTTGTTGGGCTTGTTCTCTGCCCTCGGGGATGTCCACTTGGAAAACTCCATACACGTAGGTGGAGGTGCGGCGACCGACAGTCATCTCACCGCCGTCGGCAATCAGCGTGGGCCTCATCACGGCACCTCCTTTGCTTGTTCAACCATTACAACTACGGTGGGCAGCGCCAGTGTCAGGCCGACGATTGGCGTGTCGCCTGGCCACCACATTCGGGCGGTGATGATAACGCCTGCCGCGGCAGCTGGTTGGGCGATCTCCTCTAGCAGCGGCCCATCCGTGGGGCGCAGCAGGATACGCGGGGAGGGACGCCCCGCCGGGGTAGTCGCCACTTGGATCGGTAAATCCTTGGTGATCCCAGCAACCCGGAACGCTGCCGCCAGCGACTCAGCAATCAGCCGCCGGATGGTAGCCTCGGCGGGGCCGTCGAGGGTGGCGCCGTCAGCGACAGTCACCATTTTCATCCCCGCGAGCTCCCGGGGCCGCGAGAACGTGACCTTGGTGTTTTCTGGCCCCACCCAGTCGCGCTCAAACCTCCTAAACGATGTCTGCCACGTGATCGGGGCAGACATCGCGGGAAACCTCGACAACAACTTCGTTAGCCCCACACCGTGGATTGTGAGGGTGGCAGGGGCGTCGGCGTCACCCCTGGCCACGGTATGGGTCACCCAGTACACCCGGCGCGGCACGCCTGCTCGTTCTATGGCCACGAAACGGGTCCGGTCGGCGACGGGGACGAGTTTACCTTCGGGGCTGAGCACGCCGAGCTGTTTGGCGACGAGCTCGGTGACGACGGGGTGAATGATGCCGCGGCTGCTGCGGCACAATACCGTAAGTTCCAGGGAACCGGGGTCGCCGCGGGTTTCGGGCGCCACCATGGATACCACGGGTGGTAGATCCATGAGGGGGTTGCCGTCGGCGTCGAGCAGGCCTATCCACTGGCCGGTGTCGGCAATGATCTGTTCGCGGTGTTTACGGTGGGCTGTCCAGTCGATCATGTGTCACCTCCAGGGGTCGAGGGTGGAAACGTGCCAGGTGGCGGTGGCTCCAGCGGGTAGCTGGTATGTGCGCTGCCCGCCTGCTGGCACCCCCTCAGGCAGGTAAGGGATTTGTTGCCATAGGGCGTGGTCAACACCGCCGGTGTCGTCGATGATGGCGCAGGAGTCGGTGGGGTTGAGGAGCAGACGTCGGCGTTCGGAGGTGGTGGGCAGGGTTAGGGTAGCGCCAGAGGGAAGGGTGATAGGGCCACCACCACCTTGCCAGGCGATTTCCAGGTAAGTGGTGGTGTCGCCGAAGTTTGAAACGTTGATCTTGCCGGTGCCTGTGTACGGGCCTATCTTCCAAACACCCTCATCAGCAGCTAGCGGGATGCGCAGCTCTAGGCCGCTGGAGCGGCTGTACACCTCGGCGGGGTCGGTGATGGTGCCGTCTAGCCGGCATCGGAGCTTAGCTACGCCGCGGGGCGTGGCGACCGCTAGCTGCCCTAGCCTGCGGTGAGAGAACGCCCTGCGCAGCTCGAAGGCCAGCGTCTCCGCGGGCTTGGTGGGGGTGGAGTCTATCACCAGGGCAAGCGACCCGCGGATCGGCTCGATAACGTGCGATTCGAGTAGCTGCCCCGGCATGCCCACCGCAACGTAAGCACGCTCCTTGACGCTACCGACGAGCTTGTCGACGCCGCCCTCGGCAACCTCGATCTGGCCACCGGTGAGAGCGAAAGACTTGCCATCAGGCGAAACGTAGGTCATCTCATACACGCTTGCCTCCTTCCCTTTCTAGATTCGGGCGTTCACATAGTCGGCGCCGGTGGCGGCCTTCACCGCCTCGGTCGTGATGCGCGCAACATCGGCACGTGTAAAGGTGTTCACGCCGTCAGGGATGCGCACATTAATGTCGATGGTTTTTACCCCGGCTTGGGTGGCGCCGGAGCGGGCAGCCTCCACCAGCGCGCGGGTGTGCGCCAGCTGGGATTCAGCAGCCTGGGCTTGGCGTGCCGCCAGCACCAGCATGGCGTCGCGCTTGGTGGCTGCCACGCGGGCAGCCTCGGTGAGGGCGTCGATCTCCGCCTTGGTGGTGGCCTCAGCTAGCTGCTTTTGCAGGTTCGCGTAGTCCACCTGGGCTTTCAGCGCTTCGGCTTTCGCGGCACCCGCGAGTTCTAGCTGTTGCCGCCTGGTATCGAGGAGGAGTTTTTGGGCGTCAGTGGCGAGCCCTAGCCGGTCGGTGCGGTCCGTGGTTTGCCGCTGGATAGCGGCGATCTTCGATTCCACACCGTGGGCCATGCCGCCCAGGACAGCGTCGGTCCATTGGTCGGCCAGCTTGGCGCCACCGATGGCCGCCTCGGCGCCATATTGGGGGGTGAGTGCGGCGCCGCCGATAGCGAGCGCCCCGCCGCCCAGACCGCCCAAAACGACCCCAGCTTTCTGGGCTAGGCCCATGCCTTTCCAGGCTTCCTTCACGGAAGCTTTGTTGTTGAAGAGGTCGAAGCCGCCGCGCACCAGGTCGCCGAGGCCGCCGAGGGCGATGGTGGCGCCTGGGATAGCGCCCAGAGGGCCGCCAGCCGCGAAGCCTGCGGCGCCGCCGGCAATGCCAGCAGCGATCTTACCTAGGCCACCGAGAAGTTTCCCGATGCCGCTAAAGCCAGCACTGGCGCCCTGGGCTGCCGCGGGGGTTAACCCGTATAGTTGGGCGGTTTGTTGCGTGAGTGCCTCGGTTTTGATCCTCAGCATCTCTGCGGTGTTCGCCTGGGTCAGGGTGGCGTCGGCAACATCTAGCTGGGCTAGGGCCTGTTTCTGGGTGGCGGCGTGCTGGTCGGCAGCTGCCTGGGCGCGGGCCTCGGCAACTGCCCACTCCGCGGCCTTCACCGCTGCGGTTTGGGCGACAACAGAGTCGGCAACCTGGCCGATCGAGAACACGCCCGTGGTACGGAAACGGTCGAGGGCGGCGCCCATGGCCTCAATGCCGGTCGCCCCCAGCAGCGCCTGCTGCTTGCGGGTTTCAGCTAACTGTTTCTCCGCCTGGGCCACCGAGATAGCGCCCTGTGCGCGGGCAGTATGCACATCCCATTCCGCAGTTTGTAAATCCAGCAAGGACTTCTGTAAGGCTAGGCTGTTGCGGATCTGCGATTGTTGCAGCTCCCCTATGGCCTTCCGCTCGGCATCGGCGATTTCAGCGGCTTTGCCGAGGGTGTCGAAGAACTCACCAAAGTGCCCAGCGGCGGAGGCTAGGTGCCCGCTCACGCCGTCGATAAGATCAGCCAGGGCCTGGTAGTAGGCTGCGGTAACTGTGCGCTCGGCGGCTTCCAGTCGCTTCGCGGAGTCGGCGGCTTTCTTCCTGGCCTCAGCAAGTTTCTCTTCCTGCTGGGCGATCTTCTCGGCAGCCTCCTGGGACTTCTCCGGGGCGTCTTCCCGTACTTTGGCGAGGTTGCGTTCGGCATCAGCAATGTCCTCGGCACTGGCTTTGTCTTTGCTACGGGCTTTCCGCAGCCGGTCCTGAGCGTCAATCAGCTTATCGGCATTATCTCGCTCAGTTTTCGACAGGTCCTTCCTAGCTTTGGCCAGTTCCTTCTCAGCGTCGGCGATGTCTTTGGACTCATCAGCAATCGCCTTGCGAGTATCGACCAGGCCCTTTTCAGCGTCGATCACAACCTGACTCTTGCCAAGGAAACCGCCACCCCAGGCAGCTAACTCTTTAGACCCGGCGCGCACTGGCGCATCTAGCTCTTTCGCGGCTTTGACGAACGCCGCAGTCGCCGACGACAATGCTGCGGTGAGCTTGTCGACGGCGCGGGCCAACTCTGGGGACGATGCCTGCAGCTGCCCACTACGGGCCGCCTGACTTAGCGTCGGGGGCAGCACCATCTCTGGGCGGCCAGAAAGGTTGACCGCCACGCCGCCGTGGGGCAGGATGCCGCCCTGGTCATAGACCTTTGCGCCTAAATATTTGATGGCCAGGTCATGGAGAGACTGGGCTTCGCCCCAGCTCACGCTGGTGCCGCCACCGGTGAGGCTGCTAAACGCCAGCTCTAGGGCGGGGAGGTTAAGGTCAGCAGCACTGCCGGAAAAATGCGCCCAGTTGGTGAACCCCCGCCCGTCGAGGGGGCCGGCTCCCCGCCCGATAGTGAGACCACCACCGGTGTTACCGCCGGATTCGATGTAGGTACCGTCGGGAAGTTTAAGGGCGGTGTGCCCGTTGGCGCCGCCACCGTTATCCCACCAGCCAATCTGGAAATCGGTGGGGTTGCCGCGGCCAGGCAGGGCACCGTGCGCGGCAAGCCATGGGCCTTCCGTGGCGGTGCTCATGCGGGACTGGAAGATCGGGGCGCCCTCCCAAGAATTCACCGCGGCGCTCACAGCGCCGGAACAATCCACACCAGCCAGGGAAAACCCGCCCAGAATGTAGGGGGTGCCATCCAGCGGGGCCAAATCAGTCTTAACCTTCTGCACCCGCCCACCCGTAGCGTGGCGGGGCAACTCGTTATAGAGGGCAGCCAGGGCGCCTGGCCCATCACCCTGGTTCAGGTGGCGCAGAGTGTGGTTGTATTGGTCAGCCGAGCGCCGGTTAATGACCCACTCGCCGGCATCCACCCACGCCACCGGAGCACCTTGGGCGTTGACCGCCAGGATGCCATCGGTGGTGTCGGTGCCGGGGCCGGTTGTTGGTAGGCGGCCACCAGCTGCTTTTCCTGAAAGCCCGGTGGCTTTCGCCGCTATGCCCATAACGCTGACTGGCCCCATGGCTGTCAGCGAAACTAGCGCGTTCCAGAGATCACGAATCTTGTTGTGCGCGGGCGCGGTGTTCGCATCGACGGTTGGCATCGCTGTGGTGCGGGTGAGCGAATCCAGCTGCTCCTTGGTAGTGTTGAATCCGGCATCGAACAAATCTTTGTTCAGTTCAGCCTGGGGGCGGGCCGATAGGCCGGTCAGGTAGTACAGGTCGCCCTTGGCGATCTCCCCGGTCTTGAGGAAATCATCAATGATGAGCTGCGCTTGGGGGGAAGGCTTCTGGATCGCCAGATCATCAACCAGGTTCTTAGCGGCTGCCACGTTGGTCGTGAACTTCGTGTCGTCCAGCAGCAGTTTCACGTCGACTGGCTTATCGCCGATAGCGTCGGCTTTCGCTGCCACTTCCCCGAGCTTGGCCACAGCGTCAGCGTCGGTGGCGGTCAGCTTCATGTTGATGCCATCAGGCAGCTTTTCCGCCTTGACACCCAAGTCTTTGAGCACACCCATGGCCTGGTCACCCACAGCCTTGACCTCAATACTAGTGCCGGCCTTCAACGGGTAGAGCTGGGACCACACCGTGGCCAACTCCTTCTTAGCGCCTTCGCTATTGACACCAACCAGGGTGGTAATCTCTTTGGGCAGCACGCCATATGCGTCGGCTAGGTGCTGGACCTGCTCCGCGGTCAGGCCGAACTCCTGGCCGATAGTGGCAAAGGAACCCTGCATCTGCTTGTACGCATCATTAGTGTTACCGCCCGCGGTGGCGACCTTTTCCAGCTCCTGCCGCATCGTCGAGAGCTTCTTACTCAGCTCCCTAGCGGAAGCATTCGTCATATCTAGCTTGCCGGTTGCCAAGTCACCCAGGTTTGCGCCCAGTTCCTCTACCGGGTGGTTCGCAGTCTCGGCGGATTTCACCATGTCATCCACAGCCTGAGCTGCGGAAGCCATGGCTTCTTCTGCCGCCATAGGCGCCAGGCCCATGGCCTGCATGATCGACTCCAGGGCGTTCAGCTTATCGTTGGCGTTGGCCGACGAATCCGCCAGAACATCAATTCCCTTGGCCGCCTGGGCGGCAGCAGGGTCAACCCGGCGCGCAGCAGCTATCGTGTCTTCGATCTGCTTCCGCGATTTCTCCAGGTAGCCCGCAGCACGCTCGCCTTCCTCACCAGCAGCACGCAGCTCGGAAACGAGTTTCTTATAGTCGTCGCCGCCCTCGGCAACAATGCCGTTAAGATTCTCCATGCTCAGGCCAGTAGCGGTGAGCTTAGCTTTCAGCACTTCGTAGGCGTCTGATATTTCAGATGCGCTGCGCGTCGCTTCCTGCTGCTCCTTCAGGGAAAGGCTGTTCCACTCGGAGGATGCGCGAGTAGGGTCCGCATGAGAGATGAATCCCTCTCGGGCTTTGCCGATGGCAGTGAGCTGGGTCAAGCTGGCGTCGGCGAGTTGTTCTGCCGCTTTTTTCGCCTGTTCGGTTAGGGCGCCGGTGGTGCCGGAAACCGCTTTGGCGAGGTCATTTTGGGCGGCCTGGGTTGCTTTTGTCGCCGACGCTAGTTTGCGCTGGGCTTCGGTGGCGGCATGGTTGGCCTCGACGAACCCGCCGATGACCGCGCCTGCGACCATGATGCCAACAGCCCATGGTCCGCCCAAAGCGTCTACTAGGCCGCCCGCGGCGGACTTCATGAGGGATAGGCCGCCTTTAGCAGCGCCCGCGGCAGCGTTGCCGATTTTCGCAGCATTGGAGGCAATGGTATTACCGGCGTAGAAGTAGCGCTTGGCTGCGATTTGCATAGCTTCCGACCCAGAGCTGAATGCCTCCCGCGACCTGCCCAGGGCCTGCGTCAACCCGTTGGATGATGTAATCATATATTGGGTTTTCGCGTCGAAGGCGCTGATCGCCTTGTGGCCTTTTCGATAGTATTCTTGCAGGTCAGCAACGCCTTGCTTCATCGTGGCCATCGACTGGGTGGCTTGCTGGATTTTCGTAGGAAAGTCTGTCCAGTTTTTCAGGGCCATGACTGCTGCGATGCCGAGCAAGGGCCCGGTGAAGTCGTTGGCGAGTGTGGATGCAAGGCCGGCTACGGGAGTGAGGGTGGTAACGAGCCCGTGCACGGCGCTGGACGCGAGGTGGATGCCTGATTCGGCGGCGGGGCCGATTTTGCCGAGGGCGGCAGTACCGGCGTCGGCGGCTGCTACCAAATCGTCTTGGAGGGCCTCAAATAGGCCGAGGGTGAGGTCTTCTTTGGCGTTGGCGAGGCGTTCCAGGGCACCTGGCAATCCTTTGGTTTGAGCGGCGGCTACCTCCGCGGCTTGCCCCTGCCGAGTGACTGCTTCTTTGAGAGCATTGAAGTCTTCGGTGGTTTTACCAGCGGCGATAGAAGCGAAGCGCATGGCATCGGAGCCGAACAGGGTGGCGGTTGCCGCCTGGTACTGTTCCTCCGTCATGCGGTTTGACGCGGCGTTCAGCTGGCCGATCAGGGACGGCAAGCCTACAAATTTGCCTTTAGCGTCGTAGACGGTTAGGCCTAGATCGTGGATGGCGTTTTGCGCGGGTTTGCCTTGATCGGTGAGCGCCAGTAGGGAAGTCTTCAGCAAAGTGCCAGCGTCGGAGCCGGTGATGCCGGCGTTGGCGAACATGGCGATCGCGGTCGAGGTATCGTCGATGCTCACGCCAAAGGCATGGGACACTGTGCCGGCCTGCTGGAGGGCTTGGGCCACGTCGGTGATCTCCGCGGCAGAAGCGTTCGCCGAGCCGGCGAGAATATCGGATACCCGGCCTGCTTCTTGGGCGCCCAAACCGAACGCTTGCAGAGCCTGCCCCTGGATGGTGGCGGCTTGGGCGGCGTCGATCTGGGCGGCAGCAGCCAGCTGCAATGTTCCCTTGGAGGCTTCCATGGACTGGGCAACAGTTAGCCCATTCTTAGCGAGCTCGGTCATAGCCGCTGCAGCATCAGATGCCGACGTACCAGTGAGGCTGATGTCATTGCCGAGTTCCCTAGCCTTGGCGCGCACTGCGTCCATCTGCCCCGCGGTCGCCTGGGACACCGCCGCCATCGTATTCAGCTGGCTTTGGTACTCGGTACCGACAGACACAATATCGCTGGCGACACTACCAAGGCCGAGGGCGACGCCGATACCGGCGCCAAGCTTCCCTGCAATACCCAGGGCACTGCCTAGGCTGGATTCCAGCGCGCGGTTGAACCCCTTAGTGTTCGGCTCAACCAGAATATCAATCTTACCGCCAGCCATCATGCCCTCCTCTTAATTAACGATCTAGTTGCCGCGCATGCGCAGAAACTCCGTGATGGTGATCTTCTTCCTTGACGGTCTAGCGACTTTCTCCGCCGCCTGGGTGGCCGCCCGCACCAGCTGCTGCTGCAGCGCTGGTGGGCGAACCGCTACAGGCCACAGTTGTGGTTGTCCTGGGGGCTTCACCCCTAGTAGTTTCTGGCGGGTTTTCTCCGCCTGCACTTCGGGATCATCTGGGTCGGTGATCCACGACCGGTATTCAGAGTTCAGCCAGTAGTCTTCCCTATCCACCAACCTGGCGATGTTTTCATCAGTGGGGGTCCACTCATCCAGCCCATCGACCAGTATCGCCAGGTCAACCCACCACATTTCCGACAGCGCCTGGCGATAGTTCAGGTGGTATTTGGATTGGAACCCAACTAACCGCCTAGCAAACTCGCTAGGATCGGTTAGTTGGAGGATGTAGGAAAAAAATTGCCTTCAGCATCCCGGTAGCCGCAGATCTCGCCGATGACATCAAACACCCGCATAACCTCGGCAAGGCTTAGCGTCATGAGCTGGTCAACGAACGCCTCTTGGTCTTTCTTGGGGGAGTCAGACACCAGGGCGATAACCCGTGTGGCCTGGTCACGCACTGCTTCGTCAGCGTGGTCAAACAGCGCCCGGACGATATCGTGCGCTTCCTGGCCGGTGAAATTGCGGCGCAGCGACAGATCAACGCCGAGCAGGGTAACGGGTACGGGGTCGCCGCCCCCAATAGCGAGAGCGCGCTCGAAAAGGTCGATTTTTTCCATAAGGTTTGTTTTCTCCTAGTGTTTGGAAGGAATAAATGTTCGGACGCGGGCCAGCACCCAGACGCCCCTATATGAGGCCAGCAAGCTTGTCACGGAGGTTGTCGAGCACCTGCGGAGGGTAGCTGGGGGGATGAGCCGGCCAAATAGGGCCCATAGCATCTGCTGCCCAGCGCGGCACCAAATGCACATGCAGGTGAGGCACGGTTTGGGTTGCTGCCGCCCCGCTGGACTGGATGATGTTCAGCCCATCCGGGGCGACAGCCGCACGTAACGCCGCGGCAACCCGCAAAGCAGCGCGAGAGAGGTGCGCGACGGCAGCTTCTGGCAGCTCCCAAATATCAGGTATGTGCCGGCGGGGAACCACCAGGGTATGCCCGAACGTCGCGGGCCGAAGCGGGAAAAACGCCACGGCATGGTCGTCGCGGTACACCACCCGCGCAGGCCCCTCCCCCATGATGATTGCGCAAAATGGGCATGAAGTATCCACCATCAGGGCACGGTAATGCCTGCGGGCAGCTCGGGGAGGACTTCCTCGTACCCCTCAAGAAAGGAGTTATCGAATTCCCAGCCGTCCAGGTTCTGGCCGTCGAGGGTGGCGCGCTTCGCCGGCGCCGCCAGAGTCGCGCGAGGGCAGTAGAAAGCCATCTTGGAAACACCGTCATCGAACCGGCAGAAGAAAGCAAATTCCTCACCAAGCCCAAGCTCGGCGACGTAGAGGTCGCCCTTCTTGGTGATCTTGCCGCCTTGCAAACGAGTCAGCAAGGCAGCCTTGCTGTTGTCAACGGCACGGTACTTCATGCCGGATTCCAGGGCGTCGCGGATGATCTTGTAGATCGCGTTCCGCTTGTTCCAGATCTTTTTCTTGGTGACCTGTTGCTCGGCGGTTACCTCGATGCCTGCCTCGATGCCGCCGTAGGCGTCCCATCCGGTGAGGGTAGCGGCAAACGGGTCGGTGGGCATGGCGGTGCCTACGGGGGCACGGAAGGCATCGCTGTCCAGCCACACGTGGGCTTTTTTGGAATCAGCAAAATCAGACATGGTTCACTCCTTTGTTAGATTGTGCGCCTGCGTAGGTGAACACCAATGCGAACGGGCGCGTAGTAAATGATTCGGTCGAGACCTCGGTTTTTGTCTTCCAGCTGGATGGGGCCGTCCACCCAGTGGGAGGACCAGGCATGGGTGTCATCAACGATGATGTTTTTTGCCCTGGCCATTAGCTCCCCGGCGCGGGTGGCGAGGTTCCAGGCGGTGACGTCGGGGTCTTCGGGGATGCGGGAGACGTCGGGTCGGGGCACCCAGGGGGTGATTTGGATGAGCACCCGGTGCAGCCGGGGGTCGCCGCCCTGATGCCCTACAGCCTTGACCGTGACGTGAGGTTTGGTGAGCGGGTCGGGCACTTCCCGGCAGGTGATAGCACCACCATGCAGCAAGCGGACGAATTCGGCATCAGCCAGTAGATGTTTGCGCACTTCTCCGGGGATGTAGGCGGTTGGAATTATGTTACTCATCGGGGCCTCATGCCTCGGTAGCGGCCGAATCGCATGGCGGTGCCGGTAAGGGTGGCGTGCGCGGGGGTGTCGGCAGTGCCATACTCTTTGTGGATTGCGAGTTCGTCGTTGTCAACAACCCGCACCATGGTGCCACGCACGTTGACGCCGATGCCGTCACGGTAGTCGCCGGTGAGGACGGGGGCTACGGCTTTAGCTTGGCTGGCTATCTCCTGGGCGATTTTCTTTCGGGCTGGCGCCGTTTGGCGCCGCAGGTCGCGGAGTATTTGTCTCCGGTACAGGGTGAGTTTCGCTTTCGCCACTGGGGGTTTCCTCCTTTGCTTCCTTCTCGGCGGCTTCGGCGGCGCGGGCGGCTTGTTTCTTGCGGATGTCGGCGAGGTGGTAGGGGCTGCCGGCCGCGGTGTAGAAGGGGTTGCCGCCGGCGTTGGTGCCGTGGTTGAGGCCGTCGGGGTCGCTTTCTTCCTTTGCCAGCGCGTGT